CGTGGTTGGGGAAGGTAAATGCTCCGACCCCAGCTACACCAAGGTGCTTGACCAGCCGATTATTGCACTCGCTGTCAAGGAAAGTGGTGACGGGCAGGTCGTACTGGTAGGTGGTGGTATTCCTAGTGCCGCCGCTGAAGGAATAGCTTTTACTGCCGTGATATTTCACGTTCATATCCGAGGAGTACTCCACCGGAAAGCGTGAAAAGCGCACATACCCGTCCGTGCTGCCGGTAAGCAGCCATCGGAACAGATAATTGTTATCCGCTGTGGGATAAACACCGTTTGTGCCGAAGCCGGAGGGGGTGCAGGTGGCGTAGAAGGTTGCGGTTATATACACCACATCCGTATCCGTCTTTGCAATGGCAATCTGATTTCCTTCGGAATCCTGCAGCATGGCATGGGACATGATGTAGTATGAGTCTGACCATGTTCCACTGTAAACACCCTCCAGAGCCACCTCGGTAATGGTGGAGCCGTTGCATTCCGTCGCTTCCAGCTTTATTTGCTTTGTAGTATGCGAAGTCGGATATTCATAAACCGTTTCCAGCGTCGTCACAGCTTTGCGCGTAAGATGTGTAAAAAGGGCGGTATCCGTAACGGCGGGCGTCCCCGTTCCAGTACCAACTGCGATATATCTGAACAGGTCTGTCGTTTTACTCAGCGGAGAAGCCGTCAGCCTGCTATTAAAATAGTAGTTTGTAATGACGTTGAAGCCGACTGCTGTCTGCTTGATTTTACCGCTTACGGCATCGACGACCTTAATGTCAAAACGGTTGTGAAGAACAGCTCGTTCTTGTATCTTCATTTTGAAAACCTCCTAAATCGGTAATGTTGAAACAGGCTGCAGGCTTACAGACGAAGCCACAACCGCAATGACAGCCGTATGCGCAGGCTGGAAGCACTCGATGAAAACAGCCTCGTCAATCCAAACTCCCGCCGATATTGTAGATATGGTCGCTGTCTCGTTTTCATAAGTGAAGTAGTCGACAGTTTCTGCGGCGGCGACAGCACTTAGAGCGGGCAGGAACCATCTTTGAGAACCCAACTTGTAATACCAGAGTGAGCGGTATTCCGGCATCGTTATGGTCACGGCTACCGTCCTGCGGATATCGGCGCTCGTATATAGAACAAGCGCCTGCTCCTCGCTGTCATAGGTAGCGGAGCTAACGGTCACCCCGGAAACGGACAGGGTGCATTTCACCGGGAAACCTGCATCGATACTTCCGTTCAAAGGCTTTGTGAGATGGAGCTTGAAGCCGTAGCAAACGAAGCCTGTCTCGCGGTTCATCTTCTCCACCGAGGCCACGGAGATTTCTACGGTATCCGGCTCATCCAGCAGAACATAGGGATAGGCGGTATTCCCGGAAGCGTATTCAGTGTTCAGCGTGTCCAGTTCAGTTATATCGGAAATCCACATTTTCACGTTTGAAGCGTTGATGTGAACCGTTTCCGGCCGGACGCTCATCCCGGCATAGTTTCGGTGCGTCAGTGCCAGAAGCATTCGACCGTTATTCTGCGTCAGGAACCCGATGCGGAAATCGTTTGTTCGAATAACTGAAAGCGTCGTGTTTCCCGTACCAAGGGTGGATACTTCATGCTCTGCTTCCCAGACATAAGAGCCGTTCTCCTGACAGCAGAGCGCCCGGTAATATACTGATCCGTTTTTGAGATATCCAATAATCAAGCCCTGGTCAAGGTCCGGTTCAACGCTGGACTGCCAGCCCTTGCAGGCAGATATCTGAGAAACGCCGGTGGCAAGCAGAGAGGCATTATCACTGTCACGCCAGACCTGAACATACAGATTGCCGTTCCGCACATAAAAAACATAAGGGTATTCCTCGGTTTGAAGGTAATACCATTCCTTTTCGGCGTTCATTTTCCACATGCCGTTAAATTCAATCGCCACATCGGTCGCCGCGCCGAGCGTCCACTGGTACTCCCACGGATACTCCAAGCCAGCTGGGAACTTACGTTTATATATCTTTGCGACACCGTCGTCCAGACAGATAGCATAAGCCAAAGATAAATCGGATTCACCGGCGGTCTGGCGCACAGCCACATCGCCGAACGCGGGAGTTATATCTTCGTGAATAGGCTCAGAGAGCAGCGAATTGATGGAGGTTTGCGTGGCTACCACGCGGAGCTTTGCCATGCTGTCCGCGTTTTCTACCTTGAAGCGGTTAGCAAGTTTTTCTTTCAGCGCCGTCGGTATGCTTCTCATGGTTCGCTCACCTCGCTTGCCGCCGCAAGAGTGGCTGTCACCTTATACCAGCCCGCCGCTTGATAATCAAAGTCGCCGAGTTCAACAATCCTCCCAGTGAAAACGCCCTGCTTTACTGAGCATTCAAGCAGCGGAACGCTGTCCTCGGCTTCCATCAGCGCGGCTTTCCCGGCTTCATTAACATAGAGAGTCAGCTCGTAATGTACGGTCGGCGAACCGAAACGGGTCAGATATTCCGTCCCGTCAAGGGCAGTCTGCACCGTTCGGATGATCTCCTGCGTTTTTTGGAAGCTGACAAAGCGCGTGATGATTTCACTTGTCTCCGTATTTTTCAAATAACTCATACACGCACCTCCTGTCTGAGCCGGTCGATGATAATATCCACGACCGAGGTCATTTCATTCTGGTTGTTGACACCCTCGACCCGGATAATGCCCGTATGCTCCACAGTTTTCTTCACGTCGAGTGAGGTATCGTTCATCACTTTGTGGATGCCGGTATTCATATCAAGGTCAAAGTCAGTGGGGATTGCATTTGTAATGTCTTTTTCAACGCCCTTCATGGCGTCGGTGAAGCCTTCGCCGATACCGAGTCCCATGTTTTCACCGATTCCGGCGAACACCTTTGATGGCGAGTTGATTCCCAACAGACTTTTCGCTCCGTCAACAATACCGGAGAAAAAGCCAGAAACCTTATCTGCTATCCATGAACCGAGAGACTTGATGCCTTCCCATAGGCCTGTCACGATGTTCTTGCCGATTTCAAACACAGCGCCGACCGCTTTCCCAAGGCCTGTCACGATAGCCGCGATGATCTCCGGTATTTTAGCCACAAGCTGCGGAATGGCTTGAATCAGTCCGGCAGCAAGCTGAATGGTGAGCTCGATGCCCATTTCAATAATCTCAGGAAGGTTGTCTGTAATAAAATCGATTATGGTCGTTATGATTTCGGGCAGCGCGTCGATCAGTTCGGGCAGGGCGTTCAGCAACCCCTCCGCCAGTCCCTTTATAATGGCAAAGGCCGCCTCGAGGATTTTGTCCATATTGTCGAGCAGCACCTGAACAATCAGGAGGATTGCCTCGACGATGGAAGGAATCAGTTCCGGAAGCGCTTCCGCAATACCCAACGCCAGCGTGACTATCATCTGAATCGCGGCTTCAATAATGGCGGGCAGATTGTCGATGATACCTTGAACCAGTGTAAGGACAAGCTGCAGAGCACCTTCCGTGATAGCGGGCAGAGCCTCAATCAAGCCTTCGAGCAGAGTCATGACGATAGAGGATGCGCACTCCACGATGGTTGGTAGATTTTCTACAATCGCATTTACAATAGCCATGACGATGTCCATACCGACCTGTATGATTTTGGGTAGATGCTCCATAATCATGTCGGCAAGACCGCCGACTGTATTGCCGATGACCTCGCTAATCTTGTCAAAATCGTCTCCGGCCTCCACTAAGCCTGAAGTGAAGTCGCCAAGCAGAGTAGTTCCCTCGTCCGCAAGCGTCTGAAGCTGCGGAAGAAGCACAGTACCCATTACACGTTTTGCGGCTTCTGAGCCTTGCTTCAGCCGCTGAACAGAATCGTCGAAGGCACCGAGTTTCTCGATGCTCTCCTCACTGAGAACAGCGCCCATGCGTTTTGCTTCCTCGGTCAGTGCGGCAATGCCCTCGCTGCCTTGGGCGATGAGTGGATTCAAGTCCTGCGCACTTTTGCCAAAGAGCTGCATGGCGAGTGCGTCACGCTCTGTCTCGTTTGAAACCCTGCCAAGCGCGTCAATAGTTTCCCAGTAAACATTCTCGCTGTCTCGAAGATTGCCGTTGGCATCGGTGACTGATACCCCAAGGCGGGCATATGCATCGGCGTATTTTGCGGAACCGTCCGCCGCGCTCGCCATCGACTTGACATTCTTCGCCATAGAGCCTGTGAGCGTATCGAGTGACACATCAACCAGATCGGCAGCGTAGCTGTATGCCTGTAAGCTCTCAACCGACATACCCGTAACAGTACTTTGGGTCAACATTTCATCCGCATAAGCGGCGGCTTCCACCGTCATATCCACGAGAGCTTTGCCTGCGCTGATTGCAGCCGCACCGACAGCAACAAAAGCCGCACCCATAGCCGTACCGATACCTTTGACAACAGAACCGAGCTTCTCGAACTTACCCCCGGCTGAATCTGCATCTTTTCCTGTTTTATCAAGCTCGTCTCCGAATTGGTCAGCTTGCTTCTCGGCAGCGTTAAATTCATCAGCTACGTTATCCAGGGCTTTTTCATTGCCCTTCAGCTCACGCTCCATACCATTGAGTTCGGCCTGCGCGTTATTCAGCTGAACGGCCCATTGCTGAGTGCGGCGATCATTTTCACCGAAAGAATCGGAGGCATTCTGCAGTGCTTTACGAAGCGTTTCGATTTTTTCTTTTTGGGCGTCGATTTGTTTGGTCAGAACCTCATTTTTGGAGGTGAGGGACTGGACGCTGTTTTCGTTTTTGCCGAATTCGGACTCGACCAGCTTCATCTCCGAGCCGAGTACCTTGAACGACTGGTTGATGTCGGAGAGCGCTTTTTTAAACTCTTTTTCGCCCTCGACTCCAATCTTCAAGCCGAAATTATCTGCCATACGATCACCCCCTTCCTAAAATGGGTATGAAAAAGGAGCAGCCTTGAAAGGCTACCCCTGAAAGATTGTAATATGTTGTGATATGCCTACATTATCGGCAAAATAACCGCTGAAAAATATTGCTGCAGTTCTTCTGGCGACTGCTTCATGTTATTCTGAATCCACCAGATTATCATCTCGACAAAGCTACAAGATATGTGGTTTATTAGAAAGCTCACAGGTACGTCCTTGTTCAGAACCCTGTCCTTTAGCTGTTCGGTAAATATACCACATAGATACTGCTTGAAATATCGCAGAAACAGCTCTCCGCTCTCACCGCTCAAAATGCCGACAATATTTCTCCTGTTGTCCCGTAGGTGATACAGGATGTGCGTAATCATGGAATCGGTATCGCTGTCGCTTGCCGAAAAGTCATGCGTAGTTTCCGACTCTGCGTGATTGGACACAACATGATCGAACAGGTCGGTACACATCTCCTTGAGCAATGCGTCCTTCGTTTCAAAATGTGAGTAGAAGGTGCTTCTGCCCACATTCGCCTCGTCTATGATCTCCTGTACCGTTATATTCGAATACTTCTTTTCAGAGAGAAGCGTATTGAACGCCGTAAAAATTGCTTCTCTCGTTTTTTGCTGCCGTCTATCCATCTTGTTACCACTTTCTAAACAATTCTATCTTTTTGTTCAGTATCGTACATTCAATACAAACTGATTATAGTAATTATTCTGACGTTACAGTACAATATGTTCAGTAACATATAAAGCATACATCATCTTTGTGTAAAAATCAAGATGCAACGATGATATTGCTACAGCGAAAGGGTGTTTGAATATGGTTTTCAAAAAGTGGCTTACCAACGAACCGAAATCGACGGTTATCTGTGTCCTGTTTTCGGTCGTTGCTTTAATAGTATCTTTTGGCGGATGGTTGAACGCCTTGCTGCCATTTGACATTGCGTGGATAGCAATTGTTCTGTGCGGTGCTCCCATCGTTACGGGAGCGGCGACCGCCTTAATAAGGGAGCATAACATCAAGGCGGATTTGCTGGTTTCTCTCGCGCTGATTGCGTCTGTTATCACAAGCGAATTCTTCGCGGCGGGCGAGGTCGCTTTTATTATGCAAATCGGTTCGCTCTTGGAGGACTTCACAGCTAACCGCGCCAGAAAAGGTATCGAGAGCCTAATTAAACTCACACCGAAAACCGCGAGGGTCAAGCGTGACTGTACAGATGCAATCCTTCCCGTCGAAGAAGTAGTGGTAGGAGATACACTAACCGTCCTTGCCGGAGAGACAATCCCCGTTGACGGTATCCTGCTTTCCGGCGAAACCTCCGTCGATCAGTCTGTCATGACGGGTGAATCCATCCCCGTTGATAAAAAGACCGGTGACGAGCTGATTAGCGGTACGATCAATCAGTACGGAACCTTCGAAATGAAAGCAACAAAGGCTTGCGCGGACAGCTCCTTGCAACGGATGATAGCGCTTGCCAATGAAGCCGACGCAAACAAAGCACCCATTGTCGGGCTTGCGGACAAGTGGGCAAGCTGGATGGTAGTAACTGCCGTTCTCTGCGCGGTTGCAACGGGACTGCTAAGCGGGGAGTTCATCCGCGCCGTTACGGTGCTGGTTGTGTTTTGCCCCTGTGCTTTCGTTCTCGCGACACCTACCGCTGTTGCCGCTGCAATTGGGAATCTCACCAAGTACGGCATTCTTATTCGCACCGGGGACGCATTGGAACGGCTGTCCAAAGTGAACTGTGTCGCTTTTGATAAAACCGGTACACTGACCTACGGAAAGCCGAGAGTAATCGGTGTGGAGACCTTCCGCGACGATATGGGCAAACACGAAATACTCCGCTTGACGGCGCTTGCCGAACAGCGCAGCGAGCATCCTCTCGGCAAGGCAATTTTTTCAAACTATACGGAAAATGGCGGTAATCCGGAGGTTGTTTCCGATATACAGATACTTGCGGGACAAGGCATACAAGCAATTATCGACGGCAAAACAGTTCTTGTAGGTAAGCCAGACTTGTTTCCACTCTCGAAGAATGCAAAGGAGACAGCTGACGGTTATTTTAACAGAGGCGCAACTGTTGTATTTCTATCCGTTGACGGCGCTCTTTGCGGGTTGGTTGCTCTTGCTGACACGGTGCGCTCCGAAAGCTCAACTGCGGTTGAGAGGCTTAAAGTAGAGGCTATAACGCCTATTCTGCTGACAGGTGATAATGAAGCTGCAGCAAGTAGCATCGCCTCAAGCGTCGGTATTGTAAAAGTCCGTGCAAATCTTCTGCCAGAGGAAAAAATGTCCGTAATAAAGGAATATGGCGAGAACGGCAAAAAGGTCTGCATGATCGGCGACGGGGTCAACGACGCGCTCGCGCTTTCCACCGCTTATGCTGGAATCGCAATGGGTGGTGTGGGAAGCGATATTGCCGTGGAATCCGCCGATGCGGTTTTAGTGAGCGACGATATCAAGCGTCTTCCGTACCTCTTTTTTATGACCCAAAAAGCCATGAGCAAGGTGAAGCAGAACATTATTATTTCTCTCGCAATTGACTTTGCTGCCGTCGTGCTTTCATTTTATGGTCTCCTCAATCCCGTCACTGGCGCGCTGGTACATAACTTCGGTTCGGTGTTTGTGGTCGTCAATGCGGCATTGTTATTAAAGGAGAAGGACTGTCACTAACTGATTATCATATTCCCGTCGGAATTACCTCATCGATGTAATGTTCGTGTTTCGGCTTTGCCAAACCGTTAAACTGCTTGTATATCTCCCACTGGTCGAGCAAATGTCCGATAGGCATCAGCCACACTTCGGACTCCGCCCGACCGAGCAAGGTCGTTCCATAAAAAATCAGCCGGGCAAACAACTCTTCGTCGCTTACCCGACCGGTGCGTTTTTTGAGGGTTCGTCCTCGCTTTCCACATTCCGCTTCGTTCCTTTATACATCGCGTCCATGATGGCGTTTTTGTAATCCGAAAGCTCAAAGGGCGAAGTAAGCAGTTCTACGGCTTCCTCCGTGAGTAGCTCACGCTTTTTAGCAGGATTTTTCAGGTTGTGAACCAGTACAGACTGATTGGCGAGCAGTGTGATGAGCCATACGATTTCATCGAGAGCCAGCTCGAAATTCTCACTTTTCATCAGCTTCTCACCGAGGTTGGAAAGCCCACCGTAGCGTCCTGCGATTTCCTTCGTTGCCTTTGTGGTGAGGAGCATCTCATACTCCGCGCCCCCGATGGTGATTTTAGAGCTTCTTTCGTCAGCCATTAGGCTTCACCTCCGACCTGCGATGTGAACACAGGCTCGTAGACCTGCGTGTACCAGCCGGTGATAACGGAAGCCGGAACGCTCGTATCGTCCTCGTTAACCTCCGCTTTCCACGGATGCTTGCCATTCCCGTCCAGTTTGTTGCGGCGGAACACCGTGCCCTCGATGGTCGGGGTGGAGAAGGTGATGCTGTCGCCCTTGGTGGCGAGGTTGGTCGCCGGGATACCGAATTTAACCCTGTAAAGCCAGAAGTATCGGTATTTCCCGTTTGCCTTTTTAGCGCGGAAGCCAACTGCGACGGGAGTGCCGCCGTCCTCGCTGCCAGACACTACGACATTATTGTCGTCAAGCTTTGCGCCCGTCAGGTCTTCAGCAGCCGTCACACCAATATCGTCAATACCAAGCGAGAGGGTGCCGCTCTTGAATTCCTTCACGACCTCGGCGGGACCATCGTCTGCGTAAAGCGTCGCCTCCGCAAGCTCAACTGACAGATCCGCTTTCATCGCCTTGGCGAGAGAAATGGGAGTGCCGTAGGTTTCTGTACCATCCACGGCCTCCGTGATTTTTGCATAATACAGCTTATCCAGCCCTATAGTAGCCATTTGTTATTCCTCCAGTTCATAAATCTTCGCCACATCAATGGCGTAATGGTGGTAGCCGGTATCGTCCTCGTGGCCCACATACCGGCGGTCAGTTATGGTGAACTCCGCGCTCAGTAGAGCACGGACGATTTGATTTTTAATAGATGTGTAGCTGCCCTTGTCAAAAAGAGACAGACGCGCTTCTTGTGTTTCGTGACGGGGACTGTCATCGGTATACAAAGCGAAGGTATCCGCCAGCGGTGTAATCACAACGTATCTGTTCGGGGCGGACTCTGAAAATACGCCTGTCTCAACGGGTACAATCGGTGAGAGGAGGGTGTTCAGCTCTTGAAGCAGACTCATATGTTTTCGACCTCCTTCTCAAACGCTGCGATCATCGCATCAACACAGGCGCTTTTGCTTGCTGATTTTGCGGGCTTCAGAAAGGGCTTCGGAGACTGTCCGCTTTTGCCGTATTCCAAAACACCTGCAATCATGGCGTTGCTTTTACCGTCAGTACGAGGCTCAGAAAATCCTACTTTTACATTGAAATTCCCGTCCTTATCCTGTCTTGCGGAGGAAACGCCCAGCGCCGAGATCAGCTCGCCCGTGGAACGGCTTTCTTCCTTTGTGCCGCTGCCGATAACAGACTGGAGGTTGGATTTAACTTTTGCTTCCACAACTTCGCCGCCCGCTTCCAGCACCTTTGGGATGATTTCATCCGTTTTCTCCCCAAGCCGTGATAGCTTCAGAAGGAAGTCCTCCGGCATTTTAAATGCTGCTTTAGCCACTCGGCTTCACCTCCTTGGCGAGTACCTCGATATACATCCCGCGCCCTTTGACATTCTCAACTGAGGTGATTTCAAAACGACCTTCGTTGTTCACCACAACCATTGCAGTCGTAACGGTCACATTAGGAATTCGTCGAAAGCAGAAAAGGTCGGTGGCTTCGGAGAATTGAGCGCGGTTTGCCCATTTCTCGTTGCCGTGCCGACCTTCCCAGTACGCTCTAACCGAGGCGACAATATTGTCAACCTCGGTTCGGAATCCTTCTGCATCTTTTATGGTCACTTTTTCGACAATGTCGATGAGGGTGTTCATCTTACCAAAGCTCATGCTCACACCTTCCAATCTCGGTCAAGCCGTAAAAGTAGATTGACCGTGTCCCACACCTGCTGTCCCGCTTGCACATTGTCGGCAAAAAAACCGCCCGTGCTGCCATCCCTGGATTCATAGAAATGGGATGACAGCATGATAACGGCTTGTTCTGTGGTAGGCGGCATCTGATGGTCGGTGTAGTAGTTTTCTGTGAGATGCTGATAGCTCTCAGCGTAGGACACAGAGGCGGATATGTATAACTGCAATAGTTCATCGTCCGCCGTGTGTTCAAGGATGAGATTTGCTTTGACTTTTTCAAGCAGCGTCATACCGCCACCGTCCTTTCATTATTCTTCCGGTTCGGTGATAACGACAGTGAAGGTTGCTTCGGGATAGCCGGAAGTCCAGAGGGTGAAGACCTTCGGCGTATTTATGATTTCATCGCATTTTAGCCACATGACAATATCTCCAGCTGAACCACCGACAGTAGTAGCTTCAGTAGCATCAGCGGCTGTAAGTTGAAAACCGTTGTACTTAACCGAAGTAATATCTGCAAGTCCTGTGGTAATGAGCATTCCAACCCACTTGT